GGCCGAAAGATTGAGGCGGCGTGGTATCACCGCTGGACGGATGGCCAGCACTGCTGCGTGACGCTGCTCATTAAATACTAAGCACGCAATCTCAACCCTAATGTTAATAACTCACAATAATGAAAGATGAAAGAAAAACTGATTACCCTACTGCTCACCCTGGCCTTTTCCGCCTTAATTTTACTACTCTGGCCTGTGCTGGCGTACATTTTCAAGGTCGATGAGCGGGATAAAGACCCCTAGGTAGGCCACCCTGCTTGATTTCCCGCCATTTCCCGCCCGATCTGGCTCAAGACCCCCATAACTCACATTATGGGGTTCTTTTTTGATTTAATGGTAACAAATCATCCCAGGGCGCGTTGCTCCCTCGCCCTGTAAGGAGCGAAGGGGAGCTATAAGCGCCCCTCTGCTTTAGTAGAAGCAGCCCCCTCACATAGCCCCCAAAATCATCCTTTCGTCATCCTCCAATCATCCTCTCAGGTCATGAACGATCTTGGCGAGGGCGTTATGCTGCTCAACTACTTCAGCCAGTACGCCTTGCAGATGCTTGACCTTGGCCAACGACTCGCGCACCTGGCGCCGCAGTTCGGCCATCTCGCCGGCGATCCTCATCCTCCGATCATCCTCCGATTCAAACGGCACATGCTCGGCGCCCTGCCAGATGCGGCCACGGGTAAGAAAGATCAGGTGGCCCTTGTTGCGTAGGTAGTGGAAGGTACGCTGCGCCGTAGGCAAGTCGCAGCCTGCTTCTGATGCGATAAAAGCAAGTACGGCACTGCGTTCCGGTATGCGGTCATGCCGGCGCGGCTCCATTCTGCGGAAGAGGTCACAGGTCATAGCTTGATGGTGGCCGGTGCGGTGGCCGGCTTAGGCTTGAACATCACCGAGGGTGCGTACTCCCAGCAGATGCCGGCCTGCGAGTGGCGTAGACGAATGGCTGATGCCGGGTTGCCCATGAGATCTACCATGCCGCTGCGCTTGCCACGCTTAGTCAACGTGAAGGTGAAAATCGGATCGTCACCCTGGCGTTGCAGCACGCCAACCTCTCGAGACCAGTTGGTGAGATCCGCAGAGCCGGCGCCGGCGTAGGCCAGGTCGCTGACTGTGCCCTTGGACTGGTCGCCCTTGGGTGGTTTCGGCATGTGGTGGAGCCAGATCCAGACGCAGCCGGTCTCTTTTAAGACTGGATTGAGATGGTTGCGCAGGAATTTGGACATGAACTTCTGTTCCGATATGTCGTCGCCGGCATAAGACAAGAGCGGATCCGCAATCATAAGGTCGGCCCGGTGCTTTACGATGATGGATCTGGCCAGCCGGATGAACTCTAATCCGGTCTTAACGGTCTCGTCGTAGAACCGGATATTGGTGTTTAGGGTCTCCAGATCTGACTGGTTGTACCTCATCGCATCGATGACGCCGCGGAATGCCTCGGCCATGTCGCCCATGTCATTCTCGGCCTGGATGAAAGCCACGCGCAGCGGCTTGACTGGTTTGATGCCAAAGAAATGCCGGCCGAGGCCAAAGGTCAGACCGAGCTGCATGGCAAACGACGATTTCCCGACGCCAGACTGGCCCACGATGGTGAGAGATCCGCCGCGGCAGAGCCAGCGTTTGCCAAGCACGTTGTTGGGATCGTTCTCGGTGTCGTACTCAAGCAGTTCTTGTGGTGTGGTAGGATCTGCGATCTCGGACTGATCACGCCAGTCGATCCACTCCTGCCAGGTCGATAGGCCAATGTTGAGTGCCACCAGCTTCTGCTCGATGTCGCCACGCATGATGCCAGGCAACCTCGAGAACCGCGACGGATTCTTGTTGGCCTCGCATGGATCATAGTCGGAGAGATAGTCGTACACGATGTCTCGGCGCTCATCAAACTCGGCCTTGTCGGTGGCGTCGACGCGCACCCAGGCGTGGAGTGACCGCCCACCGGAATCGATCACCGCGGCGATGGGGAGCTGGCACTGCTGAATGATGGCAAGCTGTTCATCCTTTGGCTTCTCGTCGAACTCGATTAGGCAATGCCTATAATCCGCGACGTTGGCGTCGGATCCGACATACAGGTCTGGCTTAGTCGGGTTGATGCGAATCCAGGCGCCGGCTTCCTTGCCGTCCCAGATGGCGTCGGGGAAACGCTCTAGCCATCGCACCTGAGTCATAAATGTACCACTGGCCGACGGAAACCATTTGCCGCGCTCCTCGTCATGCCGGGCCTCGTTGGTGATGCAGATCCAGTCGGTGGGCAGGAAGACCGTCTCAAGGAATCGCTTGGTGGCCTCGTAGCCGGTCAGCTCGGTGCTGGGCGCCGCCGCCGCCGGCAATGAGCGCACGATGAACTTGCCGGTGGGCGACACGCACGATGGCCGACGCACGCTGACATCACCGATCAGATGGCCGGCCGGCTTGTCGTGTGGCTTCTTGATGGCCTCGTCGATCTTGTGCTCGAGTTCTCGAGTGCTCCACGGTGGAACGCACTTTACGTTGTACTCGCCGAGCAACCAGAGCGCATCGATTTTGTTGAGTGAGAAACCATGCACCAGCGCGACGGCCACGGTGTAGGTTGTGGAGTGACCGCCGGTTCCAGAGATGGCGGGTGGGCAGTGCGCGAGGTACGCTCGAGCACGTTCTAGTATGGGATTCATTGGAATGTAATTGGAGTTATTGTGTGCAGTGCTGACGGAGCGCGATGCGTAGTGTTTCTACAAATACAATTGTTTGGGGTGTGATGGGTAATTCTAACAATTCAAACGCGGTGAGACACTGGCCTAGCAATTCGCGCTGCGCCTCGATGGTACTATTTTTTTCGCTTAAGATATCTTTCATCGAGTTGTTCAAGGATGAGTTCCTTAACTTTGTTCTTTGTCTTCCGTCCGCGTTGAATCTCTCGGCGCCAGTCTTCACCTGTGATGGTATTGAAAATGTGATCGTAGTTTTCGCGGTAGTGTTCCGAGAAGCAGTTCCGCGGTGAGTCGCCCTTGCCGTTGTTCATTTTTTGGTAAAAAGATTTTTGATGTAGACGTAAATTTTAAGGAGCAACGACTGCCAGAAAAGAATCTTCACGTTGCCACCAATCACGACTGGCCGATCAGCCCAGCCCACGCGCACTCTAACTGGCAGGCCATCACTGCGTTTGCAGTTCACGATGCGCACGTCGGTCGTCTTGCCCTTTGCGTTTTCCGAGTAATTTCCGATATCAATGTCGACCTTCTCGATGCTGCCGCCGCCGCGGATGATCGTCACGTTGGACAGATCGATCTGCGAGGATCCACCCTTGATCGTGAATGCGTACAGCTTGCCGGCGCCCACCTGGCAGTTGCCAATGTAGATCGAGCGGCAGAATCGCATGATGTCGATGCCGTCCTCGCGGTTGCCACCGGACGGATTAATGATGCAGTTGTTAATGTTGGCGCCCTCGACGTGCGACAACTTTAGGATGTCGTCGTACTGCTCGGGGTTTGGCGCATCGATGGTATCATTCTGGATCACGACGTTTTGTTCGTCGGCGTAGCTTTTGTAGTTTTTATCGCTCATGGTTTTTTGGAAAAAGTGATGTGTTTACCGTTTAGGACTCGAGACACGCAGGCCGGCGAACGCGACATGCGCTCGCAGATCAGACTGGCCTTCATGCCTGAGTGATGCAGCTCGAGGATCTTGTCATGTTCTTCTTTTGTAAGAAAATCGCGCCGCGTGATGATCTGATCGCGCTCAACTCGAGGTTTCATGCCTTCAATGTTGGGGCCGTGGTTAAATTTATCAGCATGCTTGCGCAGGATAAACTCAATGTTGCGGAGGGTTTCACTTGGGCTGTTCATTTTTTCTTTTTAGGCCGGCCACCTTTCTTGCCGTTGATGCGTGCGCTCTGCGCCTTGCGTGGAGTTTTAATGGATCCCAAGAGCGCCGCAGCGTTGATGGGTTTGTGACAGTGGGGACAATTCATAGTGGTCGTGAAATTTTGTATCCTAGCTTTTGATAGGTTCTAACTCGGGCGAGAAATTGAGCGTGAGCCAGCGCGGCGCCGGCATCAACAAAGTCGTGAACGATTCCAAATTCTTTGCCCTCATGTGCTCGCATGACGCGGCCTGCACGTTGCTCGAGCTTACCCGCAGATCTGCCTCCAGCTGCCAAGATCAATACACTGGCCCGCGGCACATCAAGTCCCTCGTCGGCCAAGCTGGTTGCGATCATGCAGCGGAGTGCGCCACTGCGGAATTTTTCAATGGCTTCGGTGCGTCGTTTCTTGCCGATTTTTGCGTGGACGACAACGGAGTCAGCGATGTCGGCCTGCAGGCGCTCACCGTGTTCTACCGTCGAGACCAAGATCAAGATGCTACCGGGTTCGCTTGTCGCCAGATCTACGATTTTGGCGTTACGTTTCCCATTTGTTTTTACGACATCAGCCGTGGCCTGCCACCTTGCCCGACGTTCGTGTTCACTTGGATCAATAAATGGAAAGCGACGGCACCGGCGTGCGGTCTCGGCAACGGTGCTAAATTCAATCTCAGCATCGAACTGGCTCGGCAGATCAAGATTGTGCGCGACAACTACGCCCTGAGTAATGCTTCCGGTCGCCATGACCTCGGATCTTGGCACGGTGTAAAATTCGCGGAAGAAGTCCTTGAGCTGCAGATCGCGCTCGGGATCTGACCAAGGTGTTGCCGAGAAGCCCCAGATGATGCCCTTGCACCGGCCTATGGTTGAGGCCCAGGTGACCGCCGGCATGTGGTGGGCCTCGTCGACGATGATGACATGAGCAGATGTGCAATCGGGTTGTGCCGCCACGCAGTGGGCCTCGATCTTGACTCCAAATTTGTCTGCCGCATCCAGAGCCTGCTGCACCTGCTCTCGAGTGTTGGCCAGCCAGACGATGCGAGCCTGGTTTGTAAACGGCGCTGGAGAATCTGACTGCATGCCGCGGCGTAGCGCAGCCGCAGCGATGAAGGTCTTGCCGGCGCCAGCGGGCGCAATGACAAAGCCTCGA